ATTCTCTTCAGGAGTCCTTTATGGGGATTCTCCTTCGGTTCCTCAACTACTTCATCTGCCTGTTCAACTTCCGCAGAAGGTTCTTCTTCAACTTGAGAAAGATCACTTTCAGCTTCTCCCTCCGACTCACCACTCGGCTCATCTTCAACGGGAGGCGATTCCTCATTTCCCGCACTTTCCGCAGCGGGTTCGTCTGGCGCATCAAACATCCTTTCCAATTGACTTGCCAATCCATCAGTGTCCAAAAGTTCACCAATGTTCGTTTGTGCAGCTTCCGTCGATTGGGGAGTGCTGCTTTCTCCCTCTACTTTGTTTTCACTCATGCCGGTTTCAAGCCCTGCAAGTCAGGCAAACAGCGTTTTTAAGGATACGCAGAAACCCACAAATTCTATTGATCCCTTTAAGGAACCAAAAGTTACGAAAACTAAAAACTGTTTTCGGAAAACTGTCAAGCATTTAAATCTATGTTTTTATCGGGGTTAGCTTTTTCCCACGACTCTATTAGAGAATACCTAAAATCAGTCAGAGCTTCAGCCCTTCCACATTGATGATTTCTAATCTCCGGACTAATGTCTTGAGTTAAAGCTTCAGATATTTCCACTTCAATCATGTCTTTTAACCGTTTTAACACATCATCCCAAAGAGGGTTTGTGTCGAATTGAAAATGAGACAACTCCATTATGTTAATTGACTAACTCCAATTCTGCCCACCGTTTTGTTTTCTTCCTGCATAATCGACATTTGAAGATTCTTGGAGTAATTCTCAAATAGTTGCTGAAAAATCTCATCTCCTTGTAATGCTGATTGTGCTTTGGGATTCCTAGATACAATCTCCTGAGCATATTGCATCTTTGTTTTCGCGGCTGGATCATTCTCAACATAATGGGCTTCATTACCTAACATCATCAATCCAATTTCAGTTTTAACATCGAGATACATTTTTTGACTAGCTGTGGATTGGTCTATAATTAACTCTTCGGCAATGTCGGGGCTGATAGCTTTAACCACCATTCCAATCAACTTATTCCTATCCAAAACTCCACCGGCATCCTGTGGGATAACGTATTGACTTATTGTGGCCAGCTTTTTATCCACATATTCGGTATCCAATTCTCTAACATCATATTTCAATACAAAATCAAATTGCATCATATCCGATCTAGGAATGGCTCCAGACCCAGAAATTCTCTGTATTTCTTCCTGCGACAGAAATTGTAGGCACAAAGTAAACATTTGCTGATAGGCTTCAGTCCAAGTTGTTAACCAGTTATTCACCATGCGCTGTTGCTTTAGTTGAGTCTGAACCGGCGGCACACCTTTATTTGCCCTTCCAAAATAACTATCTGCCTGTCTCTCCACAATTTCAATAAGATTCAAAGCCGTATTGGGGGTGCGCGGCGGCGGCTTCATAAATTCGTAATCTCCCGGTTTAGTCACAGGAAGTTGAACTGCCGGGCCAACCTTATTAGCCAATCCAATCCTCTTATTCACCATAATTGGTGGAAGTGTTTCAAAGGATGTGGAATCAAATATCGAATCTCGTTGAGTTTTAATTTCGTTCTGCCATGTCTCACATATTTCTGGAACTCCACGGGACTCTACCACACGCCTTTTAAGCCGCTCACGCCTAAATTCAATAAACGGATACCGACAATGGGCATAATCTAAAAGTTCATGTTTAGCATAAATATCATTTCCAGAATCATCTTTTGTGTATATGGGACTAAAAATAGTATAATAAATCCCCGGCATGTTGTTTTCGTTTATCTGCCTAGTATACGCATAAACAACCTCAATAAGATTATCCTGCCTAGTTGTCGTATCGTTTATAGATAGATTAGTAACGCTTTGCGAAAACTCAAAAAACTCCACGGATTTTCCAGCTGTGTTCACCACTTTGTCAATCCAACCTTCATCCCAATCTTCGTCAACGGTTTTAGCTCGAAGTTCAGTTTCAGTCAAAAACACCCGCCTAAATATAACTCTGGCAGCCTGAAGATCAGTTGTTTCTGGCGGGAATGTGATGTCTTCCCAAGGTTTAAGTGCCACAATAGAAGGTTGGTTAACTGAAATATAAGCAACTGGAATTTCAGTTTGTCCGGTTTCCCGCAAATCCTTTATGGCTTTTTTAGCTTCTTTATCCGTAGCATTTGGATATTGAGCTTTAATGATGGCTACTGCCTCATCCTCTCTATCTGGATTAGCTATTATTTCTGGAAAGTCACGCAAAGGATCGTCCTGTTCCAGTTGGTCAATCATTTGCATAATCTGTTCCATCGTAATAGCTACCGCTTTCAAGGACGCTTTTTGATCCCAACCCACAAACAAAGCACTCCACCCATATTGTAATCCGTGCTGTGCTAGAAGTTCAGCCTCCCGATTTATTGTGTGATACAGTTTAGTGTCCAGTTGCCAGTGCATCATCTTGTTGGCTACCGCTGCTTGTTCCACATCACCTATCTCTGTGGCGGCTACTTTTAAAGTGGCTCTGCTAGATGCCGTAGTTAAAACATCCACACAATCGTTAATTATGGAATCAGCAAGAGGAATTCTAGTGTCACTTGCACCCTCCCAAGGAAAAGCCTGTTCTCCTTCTGGAAGGTTTTTACTATGCTTCTTTCCATCATCGCTTTGACCTGTCCATCGGGTAAGACGAATGTTGTCTGCTTCTGAAACCTTAGTCATCGAATACCCATCATGTAGGCTCCGAATGTATTCTTTGGTTAACTCCGCAACATCTGGAGTATCCGTATGCTTCACCAAATTATCCGTATTCATGTTTGTATTCAATATCCCAGTACCTTCGATGCGGCAAAGGTGCTACTCGTTACATGAATAGGTTCCATCACCGCTAAATATCGAAGCGTGTCTATGGGGTCTTTAGTGGCTCCCTTTTCTCCATCTCTGCTTGTCCATTCTTGAAGCGAATAAATTAAATTACCACACTCAGAACTTATGAATAAACCGGGTTCATTTAAAACTGAAATAGGTTCGTTCTGGTCATAATTTAACCAATCGTTGATTATTGTTAATCCGTTGGCGATTGATATTCCAGCCGCCTGAAGGAAGTGCATAGCGTTTTCTCCTTCTTCAAGCAAGTCAATAATACTCGTTCCTCCATCTCTTCCGGCAGCTTGGGTAGCTCCGGCACGGGGGTCAATATACCTTTCCTCTATTTTCTCTCCGGCTTCAGCCTCAACAATAATGCTTTTCACTTCCTCAACGCCTCGACCTCCACCGATGTTTTGAGCCGGGCCTATGGTTCCATCTGGCTTTTCACCGGGAATAGCCCATTCTCCAAAAGTCTTTTTATCCGGCCACTCTCGATAAACATACTTTCTTCCCTTTTCATCTACTCGTAACCAAAGCATGAACCAATTCCTGCTCCAAGCCGGATCAACACAAAAATAGTTAGTTCCCTCTTTAGGTATGTCTTTGGGATCAAGCAGATGAACGTGGCAGAATTTAGGAAATTGGTTTCCAGTTAGGTTTTGAGCAAATCCATAGGCCCGCAACTTAATCTGTATGGAAGTTTCCCCCTTTAAGGTCTTCTCCATTTCCGTAATTGGATTGTACGGATTCATGGAAGTGAAAAACCAAATTATCTTACTGTTTGCCTTTCTTCCTTCAGCAACATACGGCATGTGTCCAATCTCACATCCCGGCACATTTACACTGTCTGGAAGCAAAGGGCTTTCTTTTGTCTCCAGAATTTTCATGCCGTTAATGTACTCCTTAACAGTAGGAGTGTATCCGTCTACTGGAGTGAAGGTAACTAGTAGCTTTCCACTTCGAGTAATAAGCCTATACCTTAAGGTTTGAATCCATTGAAGCGGCACAAGCTCGTCTGCCCAAATTACATCAACCTCTCCACCCTCAATTACCCGCATTTCCTGCGAATAATTCATAAACCAACATTGGGAGCCGTTTGGGAGTACGAAAGTATTTTCGGTAAAACCGTTTTTTTGACTGTAACTTACGTTCTGGATTTTTGTTTTCCTTAAATTTTTCCATTCTT